CTCGCCGGCCTGCCTCGGTGCCCGTGCGCTGGAGCAGGGACCGGACCTCCGGGTACGCGGTCTTCGCGTAGTCCCAGCCGGTCGAGTCGACGAGCTGCCGCAGGCGCAGGCTCCCGGCACCGTAGTGTCCGGGGATCAAGGGGTTCACTGCGTACAGGAACTCCTTCAGCTTGTCGGCGTAGCCCGCCTGCCTCCAGCCTCGCTGGATCAGGGCGTCAGCCGCGGTGTTCTTCCCGGACCTCGCGTAACCGCTGAGCCCGATGATCAGGTCGGTCATCTCAGGCCGCCTCGAAGTAGAAGGCGTCGTTCACGTCGCTCGCCTTGATGAGCTCACCAGTGAGGCCGGCGAACTCACGGGCCACGGTGAGGGCGACCGCCTGGACGCGGGCCCTGCCTTCGATGAACGCGATACCCAGGTCGGTGATCGTCCACCTCTGCTCCTGCTCGCGCTTGGCCAGGCCGAACCAGGCCAGCTTCGCGAAGACGGAGTACTCGGCGTTGGTCAGGCCCAGGTCGTCACGCTTCAGGCCCTCCCCTCCGTGCAGGTACAGCTTGCCCAGGCCGGAGACCTCGTTCTTGCCGAGTCGGCTGCGCTTCTCGTTCACGGTGATGCCCCTCTCGTCATGGCTGCCATCATCAGGAGGTGGGCGCCGCCCCACCCCGACCTCCCTTCAGGAGGTTTCGGCACACTTACACACTCAGGTCAGGACGTTTCGCGGTGACCGTCGAAGCAGTAGATGTACGAGGTGTCGCCGACCTTGGCCCAGCACAGGCGGTGACCCCAGACCGTGCCCCAGTACTCGCGGTGCGCGGCCTTGTTCGTCTTGACCCACGCCTCACGCTTGGCCGGGTCGTTCAGCTTCGGGTTCAGGTACGTCACCTTGCCGGAGCGGTCGACGTAGTACGAGTACCCCTTGCCGTTGCCCCGCTTGGCCGCGTCCCAGTAGCAGTTGCGGTCGTCGCTGTCGTCAGCGCACGGGCGGGTCGGGAGGGAGGCCGGCGAGTACGAGATGGCCGTGGCCACCGACTCCACCTGCACCGCATCATGCGGGCTGGTCGAGGTGGCCGAGCCGAGCAGGAACCCGGTCGCGAGGGCGACGACGGTGGCGATCTTGGCGGTGAGCTTCATGGTCAGTTCTCCTTGGTCAGGTTCAGCGGGGGGAGGGTGATCGCTCCGGTTCTCGGCGGCTGCCAGAGGGGAGGGAGCTCGAACTTGAAGGCCGTCAGCCTGGGGATCTCGTGCGGCTTGGCGACGCCGTGGTCTACGGCCACCGAGTACGTCAGGGCGAACTGGGCGACCGCCCGCTTGATGATCTCGCTGTAGCTCAGGCCCGTCGGGGCCAGCGTCTGGATGTGGCGGGCCAGTTCCTCGTCGACTCGCGCACTGAGCTGTCGGGGCAGGTCGCTCATCCGGGCACCAGCTCCGTCAGGATCTCGCCCTCGGAGCTGATGATCCCCGCGTCGATCAGGTCCAGTGCGGCTCGGCCGTACCACCCCTGCAACGTCCACACCAGACCGCTGCGGATCAGGAAGGCGAAGAGCTCCACGATCTCGTCGATCTCCAGCTCGTCCGACTCGAAGCTCATCAGGTCGATGGCGATGTCCTTCATGCGTCCCATGGGTCAGCCCTTCTCAATCTCGGTGATCAGTGCACTGGCCAGGCGGAACCCGATGAAGAACAGGGCCAGGTCGGCGTGCCCTTCGGGGGTGTCCGGGCTGGGCCGTCCGAACTCGGTGACGTTCTCCTTGTAGGCACTCAGGTCCACGAACCGGCGCCACTTCACGCTGGGCTCGGCCGTGCTGCCGATGTCGGCGGCGGCGTCCTGGATGGCCTCGCGGTAGGGGGTGCTCACCTCCCCGAACTCCTGGACCAGGTCGACCACCTTGTCCCGTACGAGGGCGAGGAAGTCGGCGCCCTCACTCACTCGCGAGTCGGGCTCGGCGCACTGGGCGAGGCGGGCCAGGGTCGGGGGGTCGTAGTGGTTGATCTTCTCGATGGTGTCCATCGGTCTCGCCTTCACAAGGGTTGGCTCATCAGGAGCGGGGGTCCTCCCCGCCCGACCACCCCCTCGGGTGGTTTCGCCTTGATGTGGTCACAGTATCACAGGTGCGCAGGTTGCACACTCCCCTCAGCCGTAGCGGATCTCCCCCAGCGCGGCGAGCTGGACCAGGACGTCAGCCGTGCCCGCGTCGATGTGCCCGGCGTCGATGCCCTGCTTGTCGTCCCGGTCCATCCACGACTCGATGACGTAGCCGTGGTACTCCCGGTTCACGTACGCCTGGTCGATGTCGAGCAGCTTGGCGTACGCCTCGCGGATGTCGTCGGCGCTGAGGTAGTGGACTCCCTCGACCTCACGCACATCGTCGAAGGCGAAGATCGGGTGCGGCGCGGTGCCCTCGGTGATCGTCCACGTCTTGCCCTCGGGCAGGCCGGCGAACTCCTCCGCGGTGGGCTCCGTCGCCCAGTAGGTGATGCCTCCGTACGAGGCGGTGTCGATGATGTCCTGCGCCACCTGGTCTGTGACGTACCGCTGGATCTCTTCGGTGCTGGGCACTGTCGTGTCTCCTGATCAGGCGTTGGCGGCGATGCGGACGACGGCCTCGCTGGCCTCGTACTTGTTCTCTCGGATCACCTTGCGGGCGAGGGTCCTCGCCTTGTCGGTGCGCTTCGAGTCGCGGACGATCGCGTCGTGGGTGCGGAACTTGGGGGTCACTGTGGTTCTCCTCTTGGTTCGGCAGGCTCATCAGCGGGGGGATGCCACCCACCCCGGACCCCCGAAGGGGTTTCGCCTTTCAGTGCAGGTTCAGCAGGACCACCAGCTCCTCGGTGGTCACCACCTCCAGCTCGTGCTTCACGTACACGCTCTCGGTCACGACCGTGATCTTGTCCTCGGGTCCCTCGACCAGGTCGGGCACGGGCTGGCCTGCCAGCTCCAGCACCCACGCCTCGAAGTCCTCGACGTCCCCGTGCAGGTCGTCGGGGTCGTCGTCACCCGCGCTGTGTCCGCTCAGGAAGGTGATTGCCTCCCGCTTGTGACCGGACTTGGCGAGCTCGCGGGCGATGTCTTCCGCCTCGGTGCAGGTGAAGTGGCCGCCCAGGTGGAGCGCGGACAGCGGGTCACCGAGGATGCGGGCGAACACCGCGATCGAGTAGTAGAGGTCGCTGACCTCCTCCTCGGTGTCGCGCTCGTCCTCCACCACCTCCGCCAGGCAGAGGTAGCCGTAGCTCTCGGTCCAGTACTCGCCGACACCAGGGGACTGTCCGGGCTTCAGTCCTGCCCCGCAGGTCTCGCACTTGTAGGGGGTACCGGGCTTGTCCGGGTAGAGGATCGCGCCGTTGTCGCCCTGGCACCGCACTGCGTTCGTCGGGATCATGTCTGTCACACCTTCACACTGGTTGCCATCATCAGGAGTGGAGGCCCGCTCCACCCGACCCCTTCCGGGGGTTTCGGCTTTGTGTGTCACACTTGCACAGTCATGCCGCAGTAGCGAACATGGTTCCCCGCGTGGACGTCCCGACCAGGCGCTCTCGCCACACGACCCAGGTCACCGCCTGGACCACCGAGGGCAGCTCACCCAGGCGCCGGGCCGCCTCCCGGTAGGAGCTGGCGAGCAGTTCGTACCGACCCTTGGAGCTGAGCCCCCGGTCCTTGATGCCGTACTCCTCCCCCACCGCGATGTCGTGGGCGTGGCGGTCGATGCACACCGCGTCCGCGTCCGTCGGGTCGAGTATCGAGCGGTAGAAGTGGCCGGTCTTGCGGTCCATGGGGAGCACGTCCACCGGGTCGGCGCCCGCCAGGATCTTGGCGGCCTTGGCCAGGCAGTCTCCCGTGTGCCTCGCAGGGGTGCCCGACTCGTACGCCTCCGTGGCCAGCTCGATGTTCAGCCACCATGCCGTCTGAGGGGACAGTGCGGCCAGGAGGCCGGCCCCGATCATGACGTTCCCGTCGGTCATCGACGCGGCCAGGCGGTGCGCACTCGGGTACCAGTCCCGGCCCTGCTCCTCCTGCTCGGAGCTCGCGTCCAGCCACGTCGTGATGATGTTCCGTACGTACTGCTCGCGGGTCTTGTCGTCGGCCTTGATCGGGATCATGTCTCTCTCGTCTCTCGGTATGGGTGGCTGCTCATCAGGACCAGGCCGCCACGCCTGGCCAACACCCGCCGCACTGAGGGCAGTTCAGTCGGGTGTTTCGCGCTTGAGGTCACACCATCCCGATCCGACGACCGGGG